ACTCAGCATCAAATGCTTTATTTTGTGCGACTTTATCGTTAAACTGTTGTGCTTCTGCTTGGCGTTCTAAAAATGCATCTTCAGCATGTGGTGGTCCTGCAAATTTAGGTTCCGGCATAGGTTGTGTGCCGCCTTCATGCGGACTACTAATCATTGATGAGGAGCCTATTTGATTATTGCTAAAGTCACTAGCCGCATATTTTTTAAGCATTAATTCTAAATTGTTAGCACTTTTTACATTTCCAGAAACTTCTGTCATATACTCACTAAAATCTGATGGAACTGCGGTTTCACTTCCATTAATACTTTGCCACCATGTTTCTAAATTACTTCCATCATAAGTTTTTACGCCGCCGACTGGAATAGTTGGTATCTCGTCAGGACCGTATCCTGGGTTTACAGATGCACGATTCATGCCTGCTGACGAATCTGAAGTTGGTGTACTAGTTGACTTTGGATCTGTAGGAAATACAATTATATATTGATCAGCAACATCAACGTGTTTCGCTTCTTCTAAATCTTGCAGACGTTTATTAATTAGACCAGTAAGACTAAATGCACCAGTTTGTAAGACTTCTCGTACTGTTCTTCCACGTAAAGAAAGATCTGTTTTAATTTGCTGTACACTATCTTTTAATGCTACCTCGTTCCACGCAATGCCTTCGACTTGATATTCTGATCCGCCTTCATTTACTACAAAACTAGAAGTAGTAAGTTTGATAGGTAACAATCGTCGAGAATAAGGTACTTCGACTTGAGTGCCGTCTACTGACCAGCCTTTAAATTCTAGCATAAGAACAAAACATGCAGTAGTATAATCTATAAACCCTGCTTTTGCCGCGGCTAATTTAAGTGCTTGATAGAATAATCCCATACTATAAGGTTCTTGAACTTTAAAACTAATATTAGTTACGTTACTATTTCCGCCATAACTAATTGACGGTTGTGGGATTGCTTTTAAATTTAAATCATCAATAAAAAATTCAACATTAGCGCCAAGTGCTTTTTCAACTTGTGTTTTGTTTTTCTTAACGCCGGCGCCGCCGCCAGTTTTACATACAATATTTTTAAGCCCGTCTTTACGATAGGTATTATCCGGATCATTAATTTCTTTATGACTAAGAGCCGCAAGTGTTATAATACAATTCATACTTGCAAATTCTTCTAGTTCATTTGGCCATGGTGGTTGCGACTCTCCAGGAACCATTTCACCTGGCTTAATGCTATATCCAATTGGTCCAGGTTTTGCTGATAAATTACTTTTAAATGTTTTTGGATGCATTGATGCAAATACATTGCCGCCAACTGACGATGATAAACCAGTAAGTCCTAGTCCTCCGGCTACGTCACCAATTTTACTATTAAGATTTGCTAGTCCTTCTGCTTTAATTGAATTTAAAGAACGATTAACATTATTAGTAAGTTCTTCAGCCAGACCAGGTAGTGTTGTATTAATAAGATTAACCTTACTTGATACTTTACTGAATAAAGATTTAAAACTCATATTATATTCCTAATAGATTTCTAAGTGACGGTCCTTTTGGTACGAAAATTTGCACGCCGGCTTGCATATCAAATACTGGATCTTTAATAGTATCCATATTTCTCTGTGCAAACACCCACCATAATTTACTACTTCCATAAAGATCATATGCTAACAGATCTGGTCTATTTGTATACTGAGGCTCAATTTCATATAGATAATCATCTGACTCTGCAGGTACTGCACGAATTTTAAAATGTCCTAGATAGTTATTGTTAATTATCGGAGTGTTTTTCCAAGGACTAGAACTACTGTATGATGCCATTATACAAATCCTCTCGAACTAATTAAACTACCGCTAACAAAATCATTTAAACTAAATTGTTCAACATGTGATCTGCTGTAAATTGGTTGTAGTGTTACAGCCATTAAACTTTGTGCTGGAACCCATGTACCCGGAGCATTTTCATTACCAGTGGATGCCGCTTCGGCGCCTTGTATATTTGTTTTCATATAGTCGACATCCTGAGGCATGTCAACGTTAAAACTTGTAATTACACATGGCACACTTTTAAATACATATTCACCATAACCATTAAATTTAACAATTGGTGGAGGATTTCCTGTGTCGCTTCCATTATCACCATAAAACATTTTTGTAAGAGTACGCAAAAACGTAACAGCCGCTACCCAGTATTTTGCATCTTCGTTAGTTTCAATAAAGAAATCACCTGACACTGTAATAGCGTCAACGTTACTGTTCTGGTAGTTGTAAAAAGGATAATTAGTATGTACAGGTTGCATTGAACTATATGATGCACTATGTGAAAATATTACTGAAGGAGTAAACGGAAAAATCATTCTTTCACCGCTTTCGAGTAAAGGCTGTAATAGTGGTGAATTTAATTGTTTAATAATCGGTGGTATAGAAATACTAACACGCCAATCATTGTCACCTTGCCGATCAGCAACTTTTGCTTCGGTGTATTGCTTTTTAGATGCTACACCGTCAGGGGCATTTTTGTTTAAAGTTTTGGAACGTATTTGTTTTCCCATCAAGTTGTTAACACCCGGATGATGATCGCCACGACTCATACCTGCTGGACCGCCGGTAGCATTACTGCTTATTATTGGTGAGCCTGCTGGTCCGCCCTGGATACGTTTAGTAACACCCGGTTTACCTGGGTCATAATCTGGTTCTGGCATTTTCTTTACTCCTAATAGTATTATTTAGTTGACTTTTTTAACTACGTATATTATAATGTATGTAATATCATAAAAACTGGAGCCCTAATGAGGAAAGTAAATTATTTAAACAACAAAGACATATTAAAGGAAATACATAAGTCAAAAAGTACGTTTTGTTCTTATACAGATCCTGAATATGCCATGTTTGACATCATTTTATTAGATGTTGATAAAATTAATATTAGAACTATTGCTGAGGCAAAACGTAATAAAGCAAAGAAACAGAGCCAACTAGCGTTTGAAACTAGAAAACTTGCTGGTGAGAAGGTAAAACAAGCAGAATGTGAAGTAGACTATAAGAAAATGGTTAAAGAAGAACTAATTTTTCGTATTATGACGTTTGATCACATTCCAGAAGAGCCCGGACGTAAAAAGAACCCAAAAACTATTGCAGATACAAAGACAAAACTTAATTTTCCTCCATTTAAACATTATAAGTTTACAGATGATGGTGAATTAGTATGTGTAGGCAAATCTCATTGGGAAGGCGGCATGGAAAACGGATGGTTTAGTAAAACACACGGCAAAGCAACAAACAAACTTGCTATGATGTGGATGAAATTGTGTGATCGTTATGCAACAAGAGGCAATGTACGTGGTTACACGTATAATGACGAGATGCGTGGACAAGCAATCTTACAATTAGCACAAATTGGCTTGCAGTTTGATGAATCTAAGTCACAAAATCCATTTGCTTATTATACTGCGGCTGTTACTAACAGTTTTGTACGTGTTATCAATTTAGAAAAACGTAATCAAAATATTAGAGACGATATTCTTGAAATGAACAACATGAATCCTAGTTATACCCGACAACATGCAGGTGAATGGGAAGCACAACAGAAACGACAAGCAGAACTTAACAAAAAGTAATCGGTTGACATTGTTAATGTTTTCAAGTATAATATTGTTAACTATAGGAGTAACTAAGTGTTTAAGAAAGCGGCTGTCTTTACTGATATTCACCTTGGGTTAAAAGGTAATTCACGGGTTCACAACGATGATTGTGAAGCATTTGTAGACTGGTACATCGAACAAGCAAAAGAAAACAACTGCGATGTTGGGATCTTTTGCGGCGACTGGCATCATAATAGAAATAGTTTGAATCTAACAACTATGGACGCAACTATACGCTGTCTTGAAAAGTTAGGTAAAGCATTTGATAAGTTTTATATGTTTGTAGGTAATCATGATTTATATTACAAAGATAAACGTGATGTAAGTTCAACTGAATTTGCTAGACATATACCCGGAGTTACTCTTGTTGAGAACTTTACAGAAATAGAAGATGTTGCAATGGTCCCATGGCTCATTGGTGATGAATGGCGAACTATTAAAAAGTGTAAAGCAAAATATATGTTTGGACACTTTGAATTACCTAGTTTTTATATGAATGCAATGGTGCAGATGCCCGATCACGGAGAACTGCGGTCAGAAGACTTTGTTAATCAACGATATGTATTCAGCGGACATTTTCATAAACGGCAGAAACAAGGCCACGTACATTACTTAGGTAATGCATTTCCACACAATTATGCAGACGCATGGGATGATGAACGTGGTATGATGATACTTGATAGAGAAAATGACGCTGAACCAGTATATCTTAATTGGGAAGAATGTCCTAAGTATCGTACAACTACACTTAGCAAACTTCTTGATCCTAATCAAGACATTATTAAAAGTAACATGTACTTGCGTGTTACTATTGATGTTCCGATTAGTTATGAAGAAGCAAGTTTTATCAAGGAAACATACATCACCCAATATAAGTGTAGAGAAATTACACTTATTCCCCAGAAACAAATTGAAGAGATATCAACTGAACTAGATATTTCGGCTTTTGAAAGTGTTGACGAAATTGTGTCAAAAGAAATTACAGCAATTGACTCAGAGAACTTTAATAAGAAAATGCTATTGGACATCTATAACGAATTATGATAAGAATTAAAGATTTAACCGTTAAGAATTTTATGAGTGTGGGTAATCAAACCCAAGCAGTTGACTTTAACAAAGAACAACTAACACTTGTGCTAGGTGAAAATTTAGATCAAGGAGGAGATGATAGCGGATCACGTAATGGTACTGGTAAAACTACTATTATTAATGCACTAAGTTATGCATTGTACGGCACTGCCTTGACAAATATTAAGCGTAATAACTTAATTAATAAAACTAATAGCAAAGGTATGTTGGTTACATTACAGTTTGAAAAAGATAGTAATAACTATCGCATCGAACGTGGTCGGTCACCTAATGTATTAAAGTTTTATATCAATAATCAAGAACAAGAACAAATAGATGAGTCGCAAGGTGACAGTCGCAAGACGCAGGAATCTATCAATACGCTATTAGGTATGACTCACGATATGTTTAAACATATTGTTGCACTTAATACCTATACTGAACCGTTCTTAAGTATGCGACAAAACGATCAACGTGCTATTATTGAACAGTTGTTGGGTATTACTATCCTTAGTGAGAAAGCCGATTCGTTAAAAGATCAACTTAAACAAACTAAAGATACTATTACTCAAGAAAGATTGAAGATTGAAGCAATACAAACTGCTAATAGTAAAATTGAAACTACTATCGAAAGTTTACAGGCTACCCAACGTGCTTGGAGGGCTAAAAATAAACAAGACAATGAAAATCTTGTAAATGCAATCGACGAACTAGAGCATTTAGACATTGATTCTGAATTAGAATCGCATGAAAAATTATCTAATTGGACCGAACATAATAATGCTATTTTGGCTCTTAAAAAAGAACTTAGTACATTAGAGCCTGCATTAGTACGTGCAGACAGAAGTGTCGAAAAAGCAAATAAAGATATCGCAGATCTTGAAGATGCTACTTGTTATACATGTGGACAAGAACTACATGCAGACAAAAAAGCAGAAATTGCCGAACGCAAGGGCAAAGAACTTGATGACGCTGTATTGTATCAGTCTGAAGTTACTGTTAAAGTAAAAGACGTTATGATAGCACTAGATAAGATTGGTGACATTAATGGCAAGCCTACTGTGTTCTACGAAACTGCTAAAGAAGCATATGAACACAGGCAAAATGTTGATAGTTTAAAAACTGCACTTACTTCAAAACAAAATGAAGCAGATCCTTATCAAGCACAAATTGACGAACTAAACAACAGTGCTATACAAGAAATTAAGTGGGACGTAGTAAATGATCTTACTACGTTTAAAGAACATCAAGACTTTCTACTAAAATTACTTACAAACAAAGATAGTTTTATTCGTAAAAAGATTATTGATCAGAATCTAGCATACTTAAACAACAGACTTACATACTATCTTGACAAACTAGGATTACCACATCAAGTTGTGTTCCAAAACGATTTAAATGTTGAAATCACACAACTAGGACAAGACTTAGACTTTGATAACTTATCAAGAGGCGAACGTAATAGACTTATATTAGGTATGAGTTTTGCATTTAGAGATGTGTGGGAAAGTCTATATCAAAATATTAACTTATTGTTTATTGACGAGTTAATTGATAGCGGAATGGACACTGCTGGAGTTGAAGGTGCGTTATCTGTACTTAAAAAAATGGGCAGAGAGCGTCATAAAAATGTATTCCTTATATCTCATAAAGATGAACTTATTGGTAGAGTTAATCATCTAATGAAAGTTATAAAAGAAAACGGATTTACATCATACGAAAACGATATTGAGATTGTAGAATAATGGAAGACGATATACACGATCAATTGACTAAGGCGTATCTTGAATATTTTAAAGAAAATGAAAATTTTGAGAATCGTGTATCGTACCGTACACATCGAGCAAGCAGAAAATGGCTAAGAGAAATTCGTAGATTAAGCAAATTACGTATGGAAGAAATACATACAACATTTGGAACCAAATTAGAGGCTAAAAAAGATTAGGCACACATATATACTTGATGCAGTGGACTTATGAAGGAAAAACAATTGACGAAATACCAGATGAGTATGAAGGCTTTGTTTATCTTATTACCAACACCACTACTGATCAAAAATACATAGGCAAGAAACTAGCAAAGTTTAAAACTACTAAGCCACCACTCAAAGGCAAAAAAAATAAACGACGAGGCTACAAAGAAAGCGATTGGAGAACTTACTACGGTAGTTCAGATAGACTAAACGCAGATGTAGCAACACTAGGCGAAGATAAGTTTACAAGAGAAATATTATACCTATGTAAAGGTAGGGGCGAAATGTCCTACATAGAGGCACGAGAGCAGTTTGACAGGCGAGTACTTGAAACAGATGATTACTACAACGGTATCATTAATGTTAGAGTAGGCGGCTCGGACAAATTAAAACAGGCATTGCTAGAACATCACATACAGGCAAAACATTCCAACACATAAGGTTGGCGGGCCAGATTAAAAATACCGCTGTGGAAAACGCTCTCGTATAGAAGCACACGTACATATTGATTGACTACCCAGAGGTAGGAAGCCACCAAACAAATTGGGCTCACTAGTTGATATAGATTGCATGT